TGAGCATCACTTTCAAAGAAGTCTGCTTCTACAATGTCACTAATACGTTCAATGAAGGGTCTATCGGATACAAGACCTGAGATACACTTAACTTGAAACTCACTTCCAAACTTCTTCAAGTTGTCAATAATATGCTTTTCGCTCATGATATATTCTTTCTATGTTTTGTTAATACGACACCATTAGTCTACACCGAAGTGTGTAGAATCCAACTTATTTTATAAACTATCGATCTTACAATACGAAACTATTGAGTTTGCCCCAAGTTTCATTCAACCATACCATATAGTTTGGTAGGTTATTCCACATTTTATCCTCAGTGATAAGTCTGCTGAATGTCATCTTATCAATCTTAGGAACTTGTTTTTTAATTATCTCCTCAATTCTTAGCTGCGTAAATGATTGAATGCTTGTAGCTTTTAATTGCATCAATTCATAATTACGTTCAATTAAGAGTTTGTTATCTAGTACACGTTCATAGATTTTATACTTACTCTTGTAATTTTCAGAGTAATTATAGATCTCTTGCAATGTTACTTGTTTATCGTCAGCCAAAAATGGATATGCCTGAAGAACTCGCTTTATTCCAACGCCATCAATGCCAGGAATGTTATCACTAACGTCTCCCTCCAAGACTCTGTAAAAGATAAAGTTATTGCATGTAATACCATATTCATCTACAATTTCTTTGCACCCAAAGATTTTCTTTTTGACAGGACTCCAGATCTTAACTCTTTCGCTTGCCAATTGTAGAAAGTCTTTGTCTGTAGACATGATAGTTACGTTGCTGTCCTTGAACGTATCTTCAGCCAAATATGCAATAGTATCGTCAGCTTCAATATTATCAATAGCCATTACAGTTACTGGTAATACTTCAAGATAACTAACCAAACGCATCAATTCGATTTGAAGATTTTTCTGTTCAAGTTCAGATGAACTCAATTCTTCATATGTTCTGTTGAACTTGATTTTTGTCTTACGTCCCTTTTTGTAATCGGGATAAATCTTACGACGTTTTTGTGAACCACCCGATCCATCAAATACGACAATTACTCTAGTTGGATTAATTAATTTAATAGCATAACCAATACTCTTGAGGAAGCCAGCAATTCCTCCGGTATGCATTCCATCATCATTCATCGATGGCACCGCCATAAACGAACGAATGAAAGTATTTAATCCATCGACTAAGAGGATGTCGGAGTTAGTAGTTTTTTGAATACCACTATCACCGACACCCCCTTTTACGTTCTCAAAAAGAGAGAACAGTCTTTGTTTTTCACTGGAAGTGAATCCACTCATTATTCTTCGCCAGCATCGCCTTCGTCTGTAGATACTTGTGCATCTTCAACGATTTGGCTGTTTGGATCTTTGTACTTCATGACACATGCATCACAAATCTTCAAGTAAATTTCTTCCTTTAGATTTGGATCTGATTGTAATGTTGAAATGAAATCCTTTGATTGGAATCTCCATTCAGTACCATCAGACTTTTGATACGTGTAATATGCACCACCCTGTTTTACAAGATTAGCATCTTTCATAACTTTAATCCAACTACTAAAGTCGGCAATTCCGCTGTCATAATAGATATCAAATGCAGCCTGACGTTGTGGTGGACCCATACGATTCTTAATCACAACGGCTTTACACTCGTTACCAATGACAACTTCACCCTTCTTTAGTTTGCCTGTATTGTTCAAACGTACACGAACACTGCAATGATAAGCTAGAGCCTTACCACCACTTACTACATACTTGTCACCAAATGCCATAGCATTTAGATTTTGACGTAACTGATTAGTAAAGATCAACAATACCTTTTGACGACCAATCATGTTGGTAATCTTACGCATTGCTTTGCTAATAATAATTGACTTACCAGTAGCATAACCATCCTTACCATGATCACTTTCTAGTTCTGCTTTTGTAGAAGCAGCTGCGACAGAATCAACAATAATTGTTAATAGCAAATCTGGATAATCCTTACGGATAAACGTAATTGCTTTTTCAATTCTGTCGAAGATATCTTCTACAGTCTCAGCTTGAGAATACATTAACTTGCTTTTAGCCAAGTCAACTCCCAAACTCTTCCAGAATTCTCTGGATTCAGAGTTTTCTGTGTCAATGAATAGTGCTTTACCACCCTTTCGTTGAGTATCTGCAACAATGTGCGCACAGACCAAACTTTTTCCAGTTCCTTCAAGGCCTGTTAATTCAACGATACGTCCCACTGGCAAACCGCCGTGAGGACGATTACTAATCGCTAAATCAAGCATTGATGAACCAGTGCTTACCCAATCACTAATTGTTGATGGATCTTCTTGTTCATCCAAAAAGAACGCAACTTTACCACCTTCTTTATTGGATTTGTTGAGTTCATCTGCCAATCTTTCTAGCAGATCATCTTTTTCTGTTGTTTTCTTTGCCATAACGTATATAACTAGAAAGCCGGTGGGGTATAAAAACTCCACCGGCTTATTTTTATTTTTTAGGAGTTAAACAAATCATCAAATGCCTTGTTAACATCATCACTTGATCCAGCCTTAGCTTTAACTGCGGTTGGAGATGCTGTTACAGCGGCCTTTGGTGCTGTTGCGGTCTTAGCTGCGGTTGGAAACGGAGCTTCATCATCTGAGTCCGTTGCTGTAGCTGTTACAGCAGGATCAGCAGTGGTTTCGTCAGGATTCAACCACTTATCCATAACATCCTTGAGTTCTTCATAGGATAGTTCTGGGAATAGATCCATAATGTTAACTTGAGACTTGAGAGCATCAAGTAGACTTGAATTGGTTGGATCTACAGCAACACTTGTATTTGGTTTAACACGAATGTTGGTTTCTGGGAAACTCTTGCCTGATTCATCACCAGTCTTGAATTCCACAACAATGTCACGACCTGATGTGAGATCGGTAATATCACCGAAGTCAGGATCGCTGATGATGCTTAGAAGCTCTTGATAGACTTGCTTTCCAAATCCCCAGAACTTTACACCTTCTCCTTCTTCACCACGAACGATGACAGGAGCGAATGTACGCATCTTGGGTTCCATCTTCTTACCCATCTTCCACTCTTCCTTATCGCCGGTCTTCTTCAAACGATTTGAAAACTCAACGATTGGATCTGGACGACCAAAACTATCTGGACTCAAATAACTCTTACCATTTAGGTTATAGTGAAACTTAAGTTCGATAAATGGATTCTCAGGGGAATACTTGTAAGGTACAATACGAACAACTTGCTTACCAGGCTTTGGCTTCCAAATTAGGTTGGATTTCTGGTTTGTGTTTGAAAGTGAGTTCAAACGGCTCTTTAGCTTACTAATGTCTAGTCCCATAATTATTTATTTATTAATTGTTTAATTGATAATTAGTTAATTCTTAATTCACTTAAATCAAGATGTAACCAACTTGAATCACTCTATACTAGGTACAAAGCAATGTCAAGCGTCATGTAATATATATCAAATAGAAACGATATTAAATAATTTTAATGGAACGATTTTAACCCCGATTTCATTGGTTAAAATGATACTATCTTTGTATAAATCCCAACTCAATTGAAAGTTTTTATCGAACACACCATTGTTCTCATCAGCAATTAATTTATTCATCGCATTAAGAGTATACAGAGTGTTTGTTTGTTTTTTTCTATGCACACCAATTGTACCGGGATACTTTAATTTGTTATTAAAGTCCTTGACAATATTGAAAGTCAAATATATTTCCCGAAGATTCTTTTCATTAGCAAAAACAAATATACGATTATCTATCAACGTGTACGTTTGTTGGACTCCTTGTATTGCGGATTGATATTTTTGACTATCTGTAAATGTACAGAGTAGTTGTTTTTGTTCGTTCATATTTGTCTATTCAGATACGGGTGTGTTGTCATTCAGTATCTTAGAAAAATCTATATTTATGTTATTACCACCAGCAATTCCATTAACAAATATATCTTCATTTTGTAAATCAACACCAAAGAAATCAATTACATATTCAAACCCTTGTTTTATATATGTAATAATCTTTTCATAAATATCTGTGATAAACTTCCAGACATTTTGCAAAAACAATTTAACTTGATCAACAATTCCTTCAGTCAATACATCACCAGAATTTAATAATTCATTTATTTTTGTATACTTTTCCTTGTAGTCTTTAACTATTAAACCTACTACACTCCAGAAGTTATACTCTCCTGTTTTTTCACCCTTCTTTTTAACAGAAGTTGATTTGAATCTTACCGAAACTTTTGTTGAATTAGCTACGCTATTGACAACCGTGTCATTGATTTGGTTGAAATAAATTGATTCACCATTCTTAGATACCGATAAAATATAATTTGCAATCGCAAATGATCCATTTGAAAATTTGTGTTCTCCAGTCATAGCCTCTCTTACAAAAGAATGTTTAAATGCTTGGTTTTGACTAAACACTGTATCTAAATATAACATTAAATCTTTATGAGCTTTATCGCCTGCATCCGCAATTATTTTCACCTTCTTTTCTAATTCAGATTTAATATCAGATGGTTTTTTTCTTAACAAATCTTCAACACCACCTTCTACCGTTCTAGTGACTGAAACAAAGTTGTTTAACATTCCGGTTGCATTTTTAATAATTTCTGCGTCTACTGATGGAGTTGAATCAACAGCGGCCATAAACGTAGCCAAAGATTCATTTTTACCACCAGACATTAGTTGAGATGGACCATATTTAACAGACGATTTAAAATCATTGATAATAACGTCAGTTTTAGGAGTGTTATCGGTTGCGTTATAAGATCTCCAGAACTCACTTAAGTTTGCAGTTTCTCTACCAACACGTTGTGCATTTTTTAATTGACCAACAATTGGTTTTATAGAATTAGCAACTTTTTTAGCTACATTTTCAATATCTTTGTCATATGGATATCCTCTATTGTATAAAGCATTTACAATAGCATCCTCTATATCCTCTGCATTTTCTTTTATGATTGATTGTATAATTGGAGATTTAGTATATTCATCAAATACTTGTTCTCCGATTAACTGACCTTCGGTATTAAACCAAATCATTCCTTTTTTATAAAACCCATACTTTATAGCTTCATCTACACTATAATTAACCAATGGGGTTTGTCCTTGCAATATTGCAATATTTGCAACGGCATCTTGTTGTTTTTCTTTCGGAGTTCTATTATCAACTCTATCATCGGCCTCTACACCTTTTTGAACTTCTTTATCTACTGATATAGTGTCAGGTTTTTCTTTTGGTTTTTCTTCAGTAGCACCAACTGATGATAAATCTCCCGGCGCAGAAAATATGTTTGCTTGAGCCTTCTTTGGATTTTCCGCAAAGTGTGTACCCTTATTTACAGCACGATCTCTGTACTCTTTGCTTGGAAATGTTACTAGTATACCATCTTTATTATAAGCCTGACGATCAGGAAATCTACCAGCTTCAAATAAATTAGCGGTCTTATCAACAATCTCGTTAAGAGCGTAACCAGCTTTTTCCAAATACTCCTGCACAATAAAAACATGATCTGGGTTCTCTAATCTGAGAACACCATCTTTTATACGGGAATCACAACAAATATCATTTACAATAGATCTAAAGTTCATCTATTATAAATATAATTAAAATCAACGTAATTTCAAATCGTTGTAATTATTTCCAGTATATACCTTAACTTTGAACTTTTTATTCTTAATTATGTCAATAACATCTTGTATTGTGTGTTCATCAACCTCTGGACTTACATCAAATACAATAGAATCGTATACATACAATATTGGTACAATCTTCTTATCAGTTACATATTTTAATACATTACCCAAGCTATTCAATCCATATTCGGTTTCTGTAGCCTGAATAATATATGCAAATAACTTGTTTTTATTAGGATCACTGATGTGTTTTGATGTGATTTTCCGTTTATAAATCGGAGTAGAAACATATCCCTTTTTTTCAAACATTTCCCAATACTTGTTCTTTAATTCATCGGTTTTTGCAAAAAACGGAATGTTTAGATATTGATCTTTAATCTGACCGTACAAGTTAACCATCGTGAGTTTCTTAGATTTTGACATCAATTCTGAATCAACTTGGTCAATATTGTAATATTGTTTAGCCAGATGTTCATAAATGGTTTCTGTGTCGGGAACCTTATAATCAATAAGATTAGCCACAATATAAGGATGAAATCCAGTAAAGTCTACCATCATCAGATATCCATCATCATATCTGGATATAAAACTCTTTCTACAACCATCCTCTTTGTTTAGTGCAACATAATTAACACTATCAAAGTGATTACTAGGTCTACCTGTAGGGTTATATATGTTATACTCTGTATATACAAACTTGTTGTGTGTTTTTGCTTTGAAGTAGTTTTTGAAAATGGTTGTATCTAATTTCAAACCATTCTTTTCAACCTCATACAATGTATCTGAAATGATGTTATTGAAGAATTTAAAGCAATAAGAGTCTTTGTTTTCAACATTTAGACTTTCTACATGAATAAGTTCTTGATCAAAATCACGTTGATGATTTGCATATGGATATATCACATTGAACTGATTAATATCTCCAGTTCGAATCTTAATAGCAAAATACGCATCTGATTCTTCTTTAACAAGTACTTCATTGTCTTTTAAGAAACTGAATAGATTTACATCAATCAAATTACAATCCCCAAGAAAATACTTGTATCTCTTCTTATTGTTTACATATATCTCTCGGTCTGTCTTTTTTAGTAACTTTACAAAGTTATCATAAGTACTATCAACATTTACATCTGGGTGTGTAAAGTTAAAGTAATACTTTTCTTTGGTAATATAATCATAAACAAATGCAGCAATAACTTTATCACACGCAATATGCTTATTGGTGTTTTGAGTTATAAACTTTAGATATATTTGATTAGATAGATGCACACTACAACATTTACACAAATGTTCTAGAATGTCAATTAAAATCCACGCCAAAATTGTCTTGGATTATTTAATATAGTCGATATCTGAGGAAACACTTGAGCTGATTGATTTATTCTGAGAATATTGTAGTCTACAACGCCTGTTGATTCAAGCATTTTTCCTTTGTACACATTAAACTCAGTACCAGACACTTTCCAAGTTATTTTGGTCTTTTTGAAAAAACTGGAATCAGTCATGTTGTAGTCTCTAGCATTGGTTTCATTTATATTAGAATAGTTGATATTACCAACAAAATATCTAGTTATATAACCATATTCATAATCCGATGGTTTGATGGTTGGAATATATGATGATGGAAGAAAATAATTGTATCCTTCCAACCCAACAATATCTCTTGTTTTATCTGGTGTATCGTAAATCATATGTTTATGTACTCCAAGTCAGTTCCAGCAATACATCTTAACAATGCTGTAATATTTGTTTCCCACTTACCCGCTGCCAAATTGTGTTCGACTTCAAGTATTTGAAAAATGACATTGCCAGGCACATATGGTTTTGGCAAATTGCTGATGGCAAATACTTGTAGATTTCTAAATCCATATAATCCATCCAATGTCATTGATATTTGAAAGTTGTCGGCTACACCACTATATTTTGCAATATTACCAGATACGTCTCCATCGTCCAACATTCTTCTCAATTTGGCCTTCATATTTGGTGGCAAACACAAATACTTCCAATCGTACTTTGGTTCTTTCAATTCTCCACCTGATGTTAATATTTGTTTATCAGCTTCAGTGATATTCAAAAATCTCATACATAAAATTTCATTACGAGAAACATCACCATATACTTGTATGTTAGCTATATCGTTGTTTTCGTCTTTGAAATTAACATTTGTGCCTGGTATGTTTCCAGATTGTTGTGCTTTAATTAACTCCTCACCTTTTAATTTTCCAATCTGTTTTAGTTGATACACATCCAATCTATCTCTGAATTTAATAAATGGAGTATTTGAAACTTGAGTCATTACAATATCAAGTTCGGCTTTGGTGCTGGCTTTGTTTATTTTATCTTCAAATGTTTCAGTTAAACTTGGTGAATTTGCACCGGCAAATAAAACGTTATTAGCCTGTTCATTGGTTAAACTAACATCGAAGTTTATAGATTTTACCACGTTATTGGTCTTAGCCAAATCAAACATGTATACCTTCTTTATTGTGTCGGTATTCATGGTATTTTTATCAATAATTGATAACTTTCCATTTGTACCATCAACAATATCAAACTTCCAAAAATCATCTACTGCATTATTTATTGTACTCAATATAGCAGTAACAAACTGCTTAAGTGTCTTTACATTTTCATCATTTGCAATTTCCATCAATCGACTCTTTGATATGTAAAGATTTTTCAAATGTCCATAATAGTATTTTTTGTATTTTTTTAGAACATTTACAAATTCATCATCATAAATCACTTTATCTTGTGCGAATGGAAATGAAGCAGATTGAGGAGCCCATGTGTTTGCGCTGTTATAATAAAACCAATTGATAACTCTATCCAAATCATCACGAAATAAACCGGGAGTACCAAATGTTTTTGCTGTGGATGTTGCGGCTATAATTAGTGATTTTTCAGGTTCAATATTTTTGTTTTTTCGATCCGCAGGTGTTAAACTTTTTTGATATAGTTCAAGATCCGATTTATGTTTATTTGAATCAACAAATATGTTTTTGTCAAAATTTTTCTGTTCATCAGATAAAAATTTGCCACCTTTGTTTACTTTTGGCGCAACAGGATTTGGTATCAATATGTTTTTATCACAAGATATTAAATTTGGATGTGCGTTGATGATAATATCTTGGTTGTCAATCACATATAAATTATTGGCGGGATTTGAACAAAACACATTTATTAATTCAAAAACAAAATCCAATTGCATCCAAACTTCATCATTTGTATCATTTGCATCAAAATCTGTAGTTTTATCAGCATATGATATTTGTTGTGCAGATGTAGATTTACCCGAAACAAAAGTTGTTATAGATCCATATTGAATTACTGGTGCTATCGTGGCAGGATTGCCTTGATATCCAGCAGCCGCAGCGGCTGCTGCACGTGATCCTGGTGGAGATGGATTTGTAGATGTCTGGTTACCAACTTGTCCAGCTGCAGCTGCCGCTGCGGCTCGGGTGCCTGGTCTGTTTGGATCTGCTGATTGAGCCACACCCCTACCACCAGCCGTTGCAGCTGATGCTCTTGATGGTATAAATGAATTTGCGGATGGTAATTTTTTACCAGCGTATATATCTTCTCTTCTTCCGAGAAATACTCTATCTTCTGGTTGTCCATTATAAAATGGAGACTTTCCAACTATGGTTGGTTTTGGAGCAGCATTGATAGCTTGTTTTATTATATCTGCTTGTTGTTTACTCAGTTGTTCTTGATTTGCCTGTGCGTCAGCTGATTCTTTGCTTTTCTCAGCATATTTATTTGCTATCGCAGTTTTATTAGCAATTACGAAATCAATAAAATTACTTCTGGATTTAATTGTCTCATTTATAGAAGGCAAATAAATCTTTATAAAATCTTTCAGATTGATGTATTCATTGCTAGTTGTTCCTAAGTCCTTGGTAGCATTGTTATCTGTTCTGAACCCAGCAAACAATCCTTGTCTCGATGTACACTCAACATTACACTCATACACAAATCCATTCTGTGTAGTAAAGTTATACTTGGTGACAATTCCAGTTACGCATCCATAATTACCATATGAAAGATTAGCTCTATCCAAAGCTTTTTGGGGTTCTGATATAATCGTCCAGCATTCGTCATCCGTTAAATTCAATAGAGATTTTTGATTGAACAAATTCCAACCAAACTCAATAAACATATTAATACCGGGAGTCAAAAAGAATGGCATCATATATTCAAGTTGAGCCAAACTATAACAATTAAACTTGAATGATGCAAATGTAAGCAGTTCTCTGCTTTGTCTTAATTGTACAGACACAATACCCGGCGGTGGTAGTATAGATGGCACCACATTATCTTGTGGAAAATTGTTGTCAACTCTGGATTGATAATTTGTTAGTGATCTTAGACTTGGATCAATAAAGTGTGGTTCACCATTAGCTTGATAGCCAATAATAGCACCTTTTTGTGTAAGTGGTGTGGTATTGTTGTAACCAAACGCATCGTAAAAACCATCTCCACCTTTTAGAATAAACCCATCATATGGCTTTGAATCATTTGGACTTTGACCGCCAGATTTATTCAAATAAGCACTTCTTGGTACCAGTCCATTTGAAATTTGACCTGTACCATTTGAAAATACTCTAACCCAAGGAGTCATTGGACCCTTGTACTTACTATGATTGTTTGCAAAGTCAAACGTAGCATTAACAAATGGATTTGGTATTTGCATGCCAATGTTATTACTATTATTACGACGACGCAATTCTCTTACCATCTCAGTTGGAATGTTTTGTATTTCCCACCAAGTTGGTGCATTTCCTGCTATCTCATTGGTACTAGTTGCCATAACTTAATTAAAATTCTTAAGATTATTTAGTATTTGAGAAACATTGCCTGGTATTCTTAATTGTTTACCTTGTGGTATTGATAATTTACCTTTACCCAAGTTGTTAGCTTGCGCTATAATCCACCAGTAACTTTCATCACCATAGTATTTTTTAGCCAAACTATCTAAATAATCGACCTCACTTGCTATGATATATGTATCATCAATAGACTCTGGAATGATAGGATAATAAGTTGTTCTGTAAACATTCTTGCCATCCCATCTTTTATAAACTGGTGTAAATTGATATCTCATAATTAAGGTGTATTAGAATTTTGTACACCAATTGAATCAGTATCATATCTGACATTGGTTGAGAAGTTATTCTTTGATGGATCATCTTGTACCTTGTTTGTGTATTCCAAATCAACCGCACCCAAGGTTGAAACATCAACATTTTGGAATGTACTACCTTTAGGCACATCTTTGATTGAAACTGGAGCGTTACCCCAAATTGCTCTGCCAGTCTTAGGACGATCTTTTTCAAGAACATTCATTTGTACACTAATTTCTGCGGTTCTTGGAAATTGAGCAATTCTTCCTTTGGATGTAGCCTTGTTTTGTCTTGGATCTATGATCGTATCAGGATTGAACCATTGTATAGCTTTATTTGGTCCATAACTCCATTCTTGGTTTGATTCTTCTGGAATTGTTTCCCAAGATGCATCATCTGGTATTGTAACGTTACAGCTTGTTATTATAACAAAGTGGTTCTTGTAAAAGTCACCAAGTGTTAATTGTACCATAGGTGGTACCATATATCCACCATATTGCTGTAATGTATAATTTGATGGTCTCGTTAAACCAACCAAATAGTTTATGCGTTGCCACATTGGCATCAACTCTTTTACGCTATGTGCGTTAACAGTGAAATTGAAACTTACTTGACGTTCAAATCCTTTGTAATAGAATAATTTGTCTGGACGACCCAAATATTCAACCGTTTCCCAACTTGCATTGTTGTTATCGTTAATTGATTTTACGGTCGCATTAAATGGAATATACTTTTCGTTTACAATATCATAAAAGTAAAACTTGACTATATCTGGTCCATATACGCCAAATTTTTCATTGTTGACATATTGTTTATCAAATTCTTCAGATGTTAATACTTGAAGAGAATTAACGTAGTCAACATTGTTTGTTGGATAAATATATCGATCATTTGGTCCTTCTCCTAAACGAGTTGGAACTTTGTTGCCTGTTGTTTCATCTCTACGAAAACGACCTTGATATGTATCATTTTTAGCCGCAGGATCATTTAATTTTGTAGGATCAAGTTCTTTTAAGTAGTTTGTTCCTATGCGAGTTCCATCATTACTAAACTTAGCAAATTGAAGAGGTTGTAAATTTTTAGCATTTGTGCTGTATTTATTTGAGTTTACACCACCAATGTCATTGATAGCTTTATCAAGATTTGCAATGATATCTTTAACCGCATCACTTTGTTGATCACTAAATGTGGTCTTGAATCCAGATTGATTATCTAAATAAGTTTTATAGTTAAGTATTTGGTCTGAATATTCATTATCATCGTCTACTTTTACTACATCACTATATCTATTTGAATCACCAGTTGGTGTAATTGCTTTTTGTGTTAATCTATTGCTACGTAAGTTATTCTTGTCTTTTGATAAAACACCAATTTCTTTTGTATAGTCTACAGATTGATTTCTAATATTTTTAACAATAATCAATCTGTTCAAAGAAGTTTTGTTCTTTGATTTACCATAAAAACGTTGATTAACAGCTAAAGAATAATCTGCTCTTTTTCCAAACCCAAGTGAATTTAATAATCCACTTAAAATGCCTCCACCCGCAATGCCAGTTTGAGTTGGGTTAAACAACTTTCCAGCATTCAACATCATTTCGTATGTTTGTTCATCAGCACGATATGTTGCTGGCCATGGTTGTTTTGGTGGAAGAATACCACCAACCAATGTGTTGTTTTGAAAGAATCTACCAACACCACTTAATAATCTGCTAAAGAAGTTACCCCCAGCATTTGACATCCAACGTTGATATCTAGGATTATTGTAAGCATTTGTAGCGGTATTACCTCTCAATAAGTCTTTTACACCATCTCTAGCAATTGATGTAACAACTCGACTGGAATTATCTCCACCACCAACCAATGAGGTCAGTGTTGATAATCCCAATCCACCACTTGCTGCGCTAGCAACACTACTACGAGGTGGTGATGGTTGCGGAGGTGCGCTACCCAATAATTGTCCTACAGCGCTTACGGCATTACTAAGACCAGTACCACCCAATAGGCCTGTTAATATGTTACTTGTATCTATATGACGGGTTGGACGATCAACCAATCCAAAAGTAGCGGAACGTATAGCGGCAATCAACGGCGAAGCTGGGTTATAGACCTTGGTTTCATCGAATGGTTGAAATCCTTGTAGGATAAGTTGTTTGCCTGTAAACTTTACACCAGCGCTTGATCCCAAAAACTTTCTAACTCTGGTAGCATCTTGTACAGCGGCACTTAATGGAAGTGATCTGTTGCCACCAATTTTTGTACGTTGTCCTTCGTTTGGGTTTTTGTAAATATATTGTTGAGATGTAACCAATCCCTTCAAGTAAAGATCTTGTGGTTTGTTCTTGGTATATAGAACTTGATCATTACCATTTGTTAGAAACAATGTCTCTAATTTACCGCCTCGTCTGATATTAATAAACGAAGCGGCATTAGGAGGTAGTGAAAGACCTGATCCTTGAACTTGGGATAAAGTGGTGACTTGACCATCTGCTCCACCAAAACCCTCTACGAATGTTTGACTATTTGCCATTAATTATAAATATCAGATTGCATTAGTTGCTTGACCAGAAACTCCAAATTTTAAAGTTCCTTCAGCCAATTCTTTACTTACCTTGACTCTATCCATATAAACCGCAATCTTTCCTGCGGCCATCATACTAGTCAATACATCGATCTTTTGAGCTACTAAATCAATTCCTTGTTTCAACATAGCTGTTTCATCACGCTTAGCTTCATTGGTTTTGGCTAGAGCATTAATAGCTTCTGTATCAATACTAATATCAAGATTTGGAAGTTTAACCCCAGACAATTCTTTGAGTGATCCAACTGCCAACGAAACTCCTTCAGCAGCTGCACTCATCGCAGTTAATTGTGTAGTAATATTTGTTAATCTATCTAATGGAAACAATCGTAAACTAACATTTAAAGCACCCAATGCATATCCCATAGCACCAACCCCAGCGGCCGCCAGAACCAATCCAGGCCCAACAAGTGCTAACTTAACCAAGTTTGTAGTAACAGATCCTAATAATTCTGGTAGTTTGTCCAAAACTTTCATTAATGTATCGGCTAAAATTGATGCCAATCCCAAGAACAATGTTGATATTGCTGCAATTGCCGGAGCAGCCGCACCAATTCCTTGACCAATTAATTTCAAAGCATATCCTAAACCAATTAAAGCAAGTGTGATTACACCAATCGCAAGAATAGCTGGTGGTGGTATAATCAAAAATTGTACAGATCTTCCAAAGTTTCTTAGTCCCTTGCCAATTCCTTCCAATCCTTTACCAATACCTTCCCCCACCTTTTGAGCAGCATTTCCCATAGCATCTGCTAAAAAGTCTGCTACAAGTTTAACACCCTTCTTGAATGCAAAAAATGCAATAGTTAAACCAGCCAATCCAGCTATTACAATTCCTGCTGGTCCACCAAAATCCGCAATGGTTGCCAATAGTTTAAAAAATACAATTTGAACAGCTCTAACAATATCCATCAGTGGTTTCATAGCCTTACCCAATGCCAACATTGCTTGTTCTTTTTGTGCATCCAAAATAGCTGTTCTTGTTTTTGCTACATTTTCTATAGCAGCCAATTCATTCGCTCTTTTCTTTTGTTCTACTTCAGATCCAGCAACTTTTGCTAGTTCTTTTTCTAACTTTAGACGTTCCTTAGCAAGATCTGGATTTTCTTGATCAATTTTCTGTTGTGTTTTCTTTAAAGAACTGATCTTCTGTAATTCATTAATGTCTTTGCCTGTCAATTCAGATAAAGCCTTACGTTGGAAGTAATTTAACTTATCAATATCTCCAACTCTTTCAAGTTCTTTTTGTAATGCTTTTTCACCCTCAGCAATTTTACCTTCAAAAAACAATCTACGTGATTGATTAAAATTGATATTTTGACCCAATAATGCACTAGCTTTTAATTCAGCACCAACTGATGATTCAAAGTTTAATAATGATTCGGCCGATTTTGCAGCTTGATCAAGACTACTACCAATCTTTCTCAACTCAGCAGCTTGTTTGATTAATTCAATCGTGTTGCCTCTAAATATTGTACGTACACTAGAACTAGCCCCACTTACATCTTTAATAACCTTACCCAATGGTACCCCGGCAGCTTTTGCGGCCGCATCAGCTACTCCAGCCATGTTTTGTTGAGCTTGTAAACTGGTATTACCGATTTCTCCTAATGTAGCAAAAAACTGAGCACTTTCTGTAGCGCTTATACCAATAGATTGTGAAAGTTCCGCAGCTCTTTGTGCAACCATCGGCATATATTCCGCAGCCATTACACCAAGATTGTTATTTAATTCAGCAACCGCTTCAAGTGCTTCTTGTAAATTTACAACAAGACTTGTTGACGAAGCAACAATACGTTGCATTATAATTGCTTGTTTTTCAGACTGAACTCTACTAATTCCCTGTTTTACAGCATTATCTGCCAGTAATTTATCATATTTATCATATGCATCTATAAGCTTTATAAGCGTATCATACATCAATGACATTACCGTTGCTTGTCTTTTTAATACAGATAATTGTTGTTCTGCAAGTGCAAGTTGATATCTCTTTTGATCTATAACATGTTGGTTTTGTTGACCTTCTTCATCACGCTGACGTTCTAATTCGGCAAGATTTGCACTCAATTGACCTACCAATATACTTTGAGCTTCCAATTTTTTCTCTACATCCTTGAGTGGATTTATTGAATTTTTGATCTTTCTGCCAACATCCGCCCAAGTTTCAGAGTATGATTGTGTTTCAGCTCTGGCTTTTTCTAGCTGTTTAATTAAATCCGCTACGGATTTCTCTGTTGGTGTAGGTGCTGCCATATATTATATAATAATAAATATCCATTTATCTAAAAGATGGTTTATCTATTTTAGACTTGGCAGGTTTAGATTCGGATTGTTTATTCTCTTTTTCCTTAACATCTACGAGTTTTTTATAATAAAAGTTGCGTAGATGAATAGGTAAAGCGTATACTTCGGATGGGGTAAACCCATTACCATAATAACACAAATCAAAAATTACATGTTGTATATAAACTCTGTGCTCAGGAGTTAGGCCAAAAAAAGCTGACCGTCATTGGTACGGCTACCCTTTCTTGATTAGAACATTCAGTGCAGCAGAAGTTAAATCGACTATCAACATCTGGAGAAAAAACCTTTGCATGTTGTCTAAACGCACTACTATCTCTTGCCAACATGTTGTTATCAATAAAAGACTTGATCTTGGCTTTATCAGTATCTCCATTGATTGAGGTAATCATATACTTCAATCTGGTGGTTATTTCACTTGAAGATTCCTTCTTTAACTTTGCAAATCCTTCAATATCACGTTCAATCATCTTTTCATCACCGGCAGTCAATAACTTAAATTTGATTGTTAGTTTTGATGCTGGCAACGTATATTCAAACTCATTTACACCTTTTGGGTATGCATCAAAATCAATTTCCTTGTAGTTGATTTCTGATAAATCTACATTTTGTTTATTTACCGCAGAACATTTTGGACATGTAATTTCTACAGGACCATATGTGTCACCATAAGCCAAACGTCTGATTGCAAAAATCAATGCGTTCTTATCACCTACAAGAATTTGATCCAAATCAATATCCTTATCAACAATCAAGGATTCAATCAACTTTTCTACAGCAAGTCCTTTTTTAAGTAAATTTGGACTGGTAAGAATATCTTCTTCTTTAGCAGTCATCAACTTAACTTCCACTTGTCCAGTAGACAATTTGCTGTTTGATGGATAAAATCTACCTTGACTTGGTAAGTCAATGATTTCAGTTGGAAATGTTGGCGCAGCTGGCTTGCTGTTTGCAGATGATTGTCTTGTAATAGAAATTTCGTCACTCATAACTTATAATAATATATAGAACAATAACCAAAGATTTGGGTTATTTTATTTAATTTTAACAGCCTTTTGAGCATCCTGCGCTGTTTTTGTAAGAACGCCAGCTCTAGTTCTGATTTTATTTATAGCATCTTTAAACTTGGATTCTGGTCCTACCAACGCATCCATAAAACCATCTTCTTCTTTTATCATTTTTTTAATGATAGACTTTAACTTTTGTTTTTTTGCTTCATTCATAGGTTTTAAAATTTTATATATACTTTTTACAACTTGTGGTTTAACACCAGGATAGTTTGTTGCAAAGTTCTGAAAATCATTGTTAGCCAAATCTTGTCTAAGAGTACTAGCACTTATACTTTGACCATTTTTATCATCTGTTCTACCAACATAATTACTTGGAGAATCATCGGTCATATCTACCACTTTTACACCAACTGGCGACGAAAGTCCATCTTTAGTTGGTTTTGTTTTGTATCTTTCTATAGCAGCCGCAAATATCTTACTACGTTTTGCATCTTCTGGACTTTTTGCACTAGCACCCAATGCAACGGTTTCTGTACTATTTCTTGGTAAGTTAAACACATATCCAAACGCAGCGTTCATTGGATTATCATCTTGTACAGCTACCACTTCTACTTTTGGATTCTTGGTTAATAAGTTCCAAATAGATAAACTTTGTTGACGATTTATACCATCACGTTCAGTAGGACCAACCATCACAATTACTTTGTTTACATCACCACGACTAGCAAATTTGTTAGCTAATCCTAGATGTCCAATGTGAGGTGGTTTAAATCCGCCTGGTAAAAGTACTGTTACTTGATCCATGTATATAAATATTGGTAAAATAAAAAACCCCACAAATAAATGTGGGGTTTCAAACATATGACTAAAATATTAGTATTGGAGAATACAATAATCTGGTTGAATAGTCATGCTGATTGTTACAGCATCACCATCGTTGGACCAATCCAATTCATTGAAGGTAGCTTCGGTGATAAAGGCACCCTTGAGTGTCCATTCTTCTACCTTATCACCAACTGGACCTAGAACATTGATGGTCAAGTCCTTCTTATAGAAGTCTTGATAACCATCACGACCAGTTACAGATTCGTGGTGTAGACGTACCCATTCCATTACAGCTTGAGCACCAGATGGTACGATTGGATCATATAGTTCCAATGTCATTGTACCCCAAGTGGTCTTACCTTTGTAGTAGGTCTTGATGTTGATGTGGTCCAATTCTTTTGAAGCTTGTGTAATTTTTGGACGATCACATTTCTTGATGACGAAAGATGGGATACCATCAACGTATAGAATAAATCTATTTTTTACCTTTGGTTCAAAGGCTGTATAAAAAATTTCTGATGGATTTAGTAGTTCTGCCATATGTTTTTTCCTTTAAGATTCTTATTTATAAATATAGTAAAGTTTCAATATCTAATGTTTTTTTTATATTTTATTGATCTCAGCATCGTAAACCGATTTTACGTTTTGTCTTAGTTTGGAAATATATCCTGTTGATCTTAGTAATTTGAATACCAGATTTTCAACACTATACTCACCACCACTACTTAATCCAGCTTCTCTCATGTCATATAAACGTTTAATAACGGTCTTCATTAAGTCTACATCACCTTGGTTTATAGCTGTATTGATCATCTCTACATACTGACTATATTTCTTCTTGATAGTTTCTTTGTCAACCTGAATATCTTGGTAATTTGGCTTTTTAACCCATTTATTATTAAGAACACTATATACAGCCTGACTTCTGTTTACATCGTTTATATCTTGTATATAAACTTCTATTTGATGATCTCCAATATGAATATCATGTTCTTGATTCCACTTGTTTTTCAACGCATCAACATATTTCTTAACCAACTCTTTATTTGGATCAATTTTGCTGAAATCTACTAGTATGTGTAGATCCATATCACTGGTTGGAGTCCAGTTATATCCAGCAGTACTTCCCAAAAAGTATATGTCTTCAATAGGCACATTAAGTTCTGTATCTTTGTAAAAAGCATTAGCAACCTTCAACATTTTGTCTACCACTTCGGGTTTTAAAACATCACCATTCCAAATTTCTGGATTCAAAACACTATTATAAATTCTATGTTTTTCTTTAACTCCAAGTATTTCTTTCAACTTATTAATGGTACTAACCGCATCAGTATGAAGTATACCAATACCTCCAGCCTTATTAAACTCATCAATGGTGTTTGGTTTGTCATCGATTAAGATAGTATCAGATTTAGCATAATTAGCCTTATCCTTACGGTGCGGTACCAAATTTGGCTTAGCTGTTATATTGTTATTTTTTAACCAAGTTAATTTACCATCAACTGCACCTTGATCAGTTGCGTGACTTAATATTTCTATGGGTAAGTCTTTTAAAAAATTATACAATAACTTACCATCACCCATCCAATCCATGGTTGCATAAAAATCAGGACTATTCTTTTTTACAAACTCATAACGCTTTACAGGTCCATGTTCAGCTTCATAAGTTTCTACAGGTATGCCACCACTATAACGCTTAAACTGCTTTTCCCAGTCAGTAAGCACACCATCCATATCCACGTAAATCTTATACTTGCTATTAATCATTTATAATAAATATTAGCTAGCTAAGCGCTTGTTGTGCTTATTTAACTTAAAATATTAAAGAAGAATAAAGAAGATTAATAACGTACAGCGCTTGCATTTGCTTATACTTTATATAAACAGGATGTCAATTTATTTTAAATTAGGCTTGAATGTGCCATCTTTTAAATTAAGGCTGCCATCACCATACTTTTCAGCCAATGTATTAATAAGCTTTTGTTCAACTGCTTGCAATTCTTGCCATTTCTTAAGCACCTCAGTACGATTATTTTTAATTTCATCAATCACATTTTGTGCATTAATTTCATCAAGCTGTAATTGACCAAGCGCAAAGATCTTTTCTTGATATGAATCTTGAAGAGTTGCGATTTCAAGCATTTCTTGTTCAGTAAATTTAATTGTATTATCCATAATATTATTTTTTAACAGTAGTTATTAATTCTTGACCAACCATCACACTTGGTGTTATATTGACGTTATCTGTGGGTGGCTGATTAGAAAACAAATTTGGTAAATCATCGGTGGTCGATGACGACAAAACATTTGCCGCACGACGACGAGATAATTCAATTCTCAACAAGGACAAATCCTTCTGAAGAAATTCTATTTGTTCAAGGATATCAAACCCAAATGATTTTAATTCAGCGTCAGAATATTCAAATATTGGTTTCTTATTAGAATCAATCATACTTTATATATAGATCAATAACTTTACTTATGTTTTTTATAAATGACTCTTTGGTGTAAATACATGCGTCCTCTGAGGCTTGTTTTCCTTTAGAAACAACAATCTCTTGGTTATCGTAACAATACTTCATCATCTCCATAAACTCGTCTTCTTTAAATTCCGACCATTTACCGCCATAATCTCCCCAGTAATTTTCACTATAAACTTCGTCATAACCAACCTCAAAGTTGTTTTCTTTTTTAACAAATTCAGATAAACCACCATAATTTGTATATATAATAGGTCTGCCACAACACATACTTTCTTGTTGCATCATCCCCCACCCTTCACATGTAGCACCACTTAAATAAACATCTATGTTGTAATACCAGTCACGAAGACTAGATTTTGACAATCTCTGTGATACATACTTTATTTTATTGTCAAATGTCTTTTGTATAACTTCGTTGGTTTTTACATGCAATTCAACATTATTATAACCTTTAAAAGCTTTTAGAAAACACTTGGTGACTTTAGCTAAATTCTTACGTGGATCTTCGTTAGAAATACCAAAAACAAACTTTTTATTAGGAATGTGTTCTTTATATGTAAAAAAATTCGTGTCACAAAACAAAGGTATAACATCGATTTTTGCAGTTAAACCTTGATTTATAAAGTTGTTTTTATTATAATGATTAGGTACACATATATGTCTGTATTTATTCAGTACTTCAATCATCAAATCGTTAACTCGCGTACTTTCCCACATTGTGTACAAAACGCGGGGCCTGAAAAAATCCATTTGCAAAAATATATTTGATGATCCCAAATCATTAGTCAAACTCAATAAACTAAAATCCAATAAATTGGGATCTACATTCTTAGAATTTTCAAAACAATGCAAAAACTCAGAACTTATTATACTATATGTTCTTGGAATAATATTATATCCATTCTGCGGTAAATTCTCTATCAAAACCCTCAAAACCTCACCATACCCAGATGTAAAATTATAATAAGAACTTAATGTAACACTTTTCACTAAAATTATATGTTGGGTATATAATATGAATTCAACACATTCGTATTTGAACTAAGTAACTTGTTTGCAGATACAGATATAGACCCACTCATCAAAGAAAACGCAAGATCAACACACTCTTCAACACTTTTACCTATACATTGTGATCCAGTTAATTGAATGCAATGTGATATCTGTTCACCAACATTATCCTCACGTTCAACACTAAAACATATCACTTTTTTAAGAATATGCAAGTCATCGTTAAGTGTGTCACATCTAGCTATTCTAAATCTTATTCCATCCATATACAAATAAATATGTGGATTATGAATAAACAGCGATATAATATTGACCTGCTGTAAACGTATTTGCGCCTGAATTTGACACAGTGTTATTTATATATATACGAACATATCCTGCCAATGTTCTACCACTACTACTAGTTGTAGCAATACCATTACAATTAGCTATTGATAAAAAGTTGTTTCCAGTACCTTCACCATAAACATATAGTCTACCATTAGCGTCAGGAGTAGAACCAATGCCAGTACGTAAATTTGAATTTAATATTATACCATCACTATTATTTATACGCATAGTCAACGCAGCACCTGATCCAGCGTTTACATATGTATTACCATCTGTAAATTGAAGTATAGCATACGTTCCAAATGAAGCAAAATTCAAAGATTCATTTCCCCAGTAAGCATAACCCGCTGCTGCTGGCCAGGTTCCTGTTTTTACTTTTCCTACTCTTAATTGATCAGTCACATCCAAAGGTAATGTAGGTGATGCAACATTTATACCCAATCTACTATTTGTAGTATCATGATATAAGAATGTACTATCTTTCAGAGTTGTAGATGATGTTGAATATATTACTCTGTTGTTTGCAGTAAATGACCCACCACTTATACCACTTGTACCAGCTGGAGCAGATAAACCACTTGTACCAGTAGATCCAGTTGTACCACTGGTACCAGCTACACCACTTGTATTACTACCGGCCGCACCACCATTGCCACCAGATAGACCCGCAGTACCATTTGTGCCAGTAGATCCAGTGCTACCACTTGTACCACTTGTGCCGCTTAAACCACTGGTTCTGCTTAAACCA